TTCGCCGAGAAGTACACCGTCACCGACATTGAGGGCGACAACGTGGTCGTCACCGAGTTCGTGGACGACGTGCAGATCAGGAGCTATCAGGCTACCCTGGGGCAAGAGGAGACCATCGAGCTCACTCGGGAGAGGTGGCTCATGCTTACCAATGGCAACCACCAGCTCCGGGTGGAGGCCGTGGACGGCAACTTCGCCACCTCGGTGCGGGTCTGGACATTCTCCAAGAAGGAGAGCGTCATCTGTTTCCAGCTCAATGAGCCGGAGGAGACGGACGAGGCCGCATCCAAGGTGCTGGTCACCCCGACATGGCATATCGAGGGCGCGACGGCTCTGGTGGAGGCTTGTAACAACGCCTTCGACGCCGAGCCCACCTGGGAGGACATCACCCCCATGGTGGCGATCAACCGAGTCTATAACTTCACCAACAAGACCAAGACGGCGGACAAGTGGGGCGTCAACATCCGCTTCACCATCACCAAGAACGAGGGCTACGAGGGCGAGGTTTCCATTTCTGGCTTTGGAGGTGCTTACGAATGAGTGGCATGCAGTATCTGACCCCGAAGAAGTCTGTCGGGGAATTGAACCGGGCGGCTCGCCGGAGCAGCTCCGCCCAGGCCGTCGCGGAGATCATGTTTGTCAAGATGGCCCAGGAGCAGCAGCTCGACGAGACAACGATCTCCGAGTACCCTGACCTCTTTACCCTGTGGGACGAAAACTGGCGGGGCAAGGCGGGCGACATCGTCCAGGACGAGGGCCAGCTCTATCGCTCCATCCACGACGTCAAGGACGCTGGCCAGAATACCAAGCCCTCGGCAACGCCCTCCATGTGGACGCGCATCGGCAACCCCCTGGAGGAGTTCCCGGAGTGGATTCAGCCTATCGGGGCGCATGACGCCTACGACCAGGGGGCGAAGGTGACCCACAACGGCAAGAGGTGGGTCTCCAGCGCAGCCTCCAACGTCTGGGAGCCGGGCGTTTACGGCTGGGAGGAATACCAGGAGCCGGAACCGGCCCAGGAAGCCCCCCAGGAAGCCCAGGACGGGCCCGGGGAGCCCGAGGGCGAGTAACCGGCCACCCACAATGAAAACGGCCCCGGAGGGCGGCGTGTGCCGCTTCTCCGGGGGCCCTATAACGCCCGCCCTCCTGCGGGGGCCGCTCCCCATTCTGGGGGCCGTCGCCGCAAGCGGGCGGGCTTAGAATTACTTCTAAGAAATCCGCTATTTTTTCTCATTTTCGCTGTCCGAGTTTCTCAAAAATTTTGTCGCGCTACAAACTGGTGGTCACCTGCAAGACCGGGGCCAATGAGTACAAGAAAAATTATGTGTATCTGAATGACTACACGCTGTATGTGGTCGAGGATGTCACAGGCACGCACACGGACCCGTATCACTACAAAATGTACTTCCACACGGAGTTTCCGTTTGATGTGGAAGCCCGCCCGTAAATTCGAAAAGGAGGGCCTTTGAATTATGGCTAACGATATTGAAATTGCCAGCTATGACCCCAAAAAGGTCAATGTGAACATCAACGGCAAGATTATCACGGGGTTCTCCCCGGACGGGGTTATCAATGTTGTGCGCAACGAGGACATTGTGACCCCCACCACGGGGGCCAAGGGCGATGTCACCTACAACGAGAACGCCAACGAGAGCGGGCAGGTGACGCTCCACCTCATGGGCTCCAGCTCCAGCCTCCCCTTCCTACGCTCCCTGGCGGTCAAACGGAAGGAGATTCGCCTGACCATCACCGATGCCAACGACGCCGGGGCGGTGCAGTTTGCGGAGGAGCGTTGCCGCATTATTAAACCGCCCGATTTGGCAAAGGCCAAGGAGATCGGCTCCACCGATATCAACATCTTTGTGCCCACGCTCAATTACCGCTGATGGGCGGTAGGAAAAACTGGCCGAACAGGCCAAAATCATTATCTGAAAGGGGCTATCGAAAGTTTATGGCAAAGCAGAAAGAGGTCACCATCAATGGGCAGAAGTTCACCCTCCAAAGCGTTTCCCCCTCCTGGTACTACGACTTCAACGACGAGTGCGGCAACACCGGGGGCAAGCGCAAGTCCGCCAAGTACATGGACGGCATGTTCCGCAACTGTGTGATCGCTCCCGCCGAGGTCAAGTCGGAGGGTATGGCCTACTTTGACGAGAAGGAAGACCTGTCCACGGCGGAGAAGCTGATCGGCGCCATCGAGCAGTTTCTTCGCAGCTGAACTATCCCTGGAGGCAGCCCATAGGAGGGCCGTGGCGAAAAAGGGCTTTTGGTGCATGGTCTGGTCTGGCAATGGTGTAACCTACACCGAATTGATGCAGATGGATTTAGCGGAGTATTCCGAATGCTGCGAGGCCAAGCGCCTGTGGTTCTCCGAGTGGAAACCGAAAAAGCAGCCGTCCCCATAAACCGGGGCGGCTGCTTTCATTTTCAAGCGGCAAATTCGTAACCGGTTGGGAATTTGAGCCGAGGAGGTGGTGACATGGCAGACGCACGGGAGCTCCAGTACGGTATTGATTTTGATACTGGCGAGGCCGGCAATTCGATAGACAAGCTAAACCAGGCGATTGAGGGCATGGAGGTCCTTCTAGGCTCCGCTGAGGCTGGCGTACAGCGATTTGGGGCCGGGGCTGTTTCCGCCTGCAATATGGGCCAGCAGGGGGCGCGTGACTTTACTGCGGGCCTTGATTTGGCCGAGGATGCCATAGTCAACGCCGGGGAGGCCGCCGGCGAGTTTGGGCGGCAGACAGACGAGGCGGCGGAGGGTGCCCGCCAGTTTGGGGCGGGGGCCTCCGGGGCCGGAGATACCGCCGAGGAATTCAACGAGGAGGTAAGGACCGCCGCCGATGTGGCCCGGCAGTTTGGCCGGGATGCCGAGGCGGCAGGAGACGCCGCCGGGGGCCTCGGGGCAGACGTGGAAAGGACGGGGGATAGCGCCCGGCGGCTCGGTGCTGACCTGGATGATCTCTCCGACGCAACCAGGGCGGCGGGGGACACGGCCCGGCAGTTTGGCCGGGATGCCGATACCGCGGGTGATGGAGTTGACGATCTCCGGGGCGGGGTACGGGACGCCTCCGATGATACGCGCCGTTTTAGCGTTGACCTGGACGAAGCAAGGAGCGAGGCTGAACGATTCCGAAACCAGGTCAGGGAAACGGCAGAGGGAGCGGCAGACCTGGGAGCTGCTTTCCGTGAAACCATGGCCGACGGCCTGGAGGCAGGCCAGAGTATCACACAGAGCTTTAAGACGGGGCTTGTGGGGGCTCTGGACTTCTCCCGGAAGAAAGTAAAGACCTTTGCGACAGAGGCGGTATCCGGGGCCAAAAATATCGGGACGGCTTTTGCCCATCCGGTTAAGACCATTAAGACTGCCCTTGTATCGGCCATCCGAAATGCCCGGGAGGGGATTGACGATACCGGGGACTCCGCCAATGACGCAGAGGACGACCTGGAGGACATGGGGGAAGCCGGCGAGGATGCCGGCAACAAGGTATCTGAGGCCATCAAGTCCGTTGTGGCCGCCTTTATCGGTTTTGAGGCTATCAAGACGGCCACGGAGCAGCTAAAGAATTTTGCAAGTGCCGCACTAAGCGCATTTGGGGCCAGCGAGGCCACAACGGCGCAGTTCAGCACTCTTTTTACTTCCGGGGCGGCTGAATGGGTAGATAACTTCTCTGACGCAGTACACCGAAGTACAACGGAAGTTCAGTCCTTCATGGTGTCCAATGATACCATGTATCGGAACCTGGGCCTTACTGCGGAGGCCTCGGAGGAGCTCTCCAAGGTAACGACCTCTCTGGCCTATGACCTGGGCAACTACTTTAAGATGGATGACGCTGAGGCGCTATCCGTCCTCCAGAGTGCCATTGAGGGCGACACCTCCGCCCTGACGGCTTTTGGAATTACATTGGATGAAACCGCGCTGAAACAAAGCGCGTTGGAGCTGGGCCTATCCAGCAATATTGACAGCCTGGACGATGCCGCCGCCGCACAGGTACGGTTAAACGCTGTCCTGGCCCAAAGCGGAGCCATTCAAAAGGCCGCCGTGGAGCAGACCGGGGGATTGACGAACGCCACCAAGAGCCTGCGGGGCGTAATGGGCGACTTTTTGACCTCTGCGGGTAGCAAGCTGGCCCCGACTATGGAGGGGATCATCAACTCCGTGCTGGACGCATGGCCTACGCTGGAGCCGGTGCTGCTCTCTTTCGTAAGCACCCTGGGGGATGGGCTGGGGGCGGTTGTGCCGTCTCTGCTCCAGCTGGGGCAAAACCTGATTCCTTCTCTGGCAAAGACATTTGGCACGTTGCTCAATGCAATGTCCCCGGTATTGCAGACGGTAAGCAGTCTGGCAGGGACGGTACTTCCGCCGCTGGCAAATATCATTTCCGAGGTGGCGAGGACATTCTTGCCGCCCCTGGTAGAGATATTTGAAACGCTGAACCGGGACGCTATTCAGCCCCTCATGCCCGTTGTGGAGGAAGTGGCGGGGCAGCTGCTCCCCGTGCTGGGCATGGCTCTGTCCTCGGTGACAAGCCTGCTCGGGCCGCTTATCAGCGCATTTATGCCTCTGCTGACTTCTGTACTGCCTGTACTGGCAACGCTCGTTTCGGAGCTGGCCGGGGCGGTCATCCCGCCGCTGACGCAGATCCTCGGTGTGGTGATCGAGGCGTTGAAGCCCATAGTTTCTATTGCAACCGAGTTTGTCCAGGCACTTCTCCCCGCCGTGGAGCCTCTTATCTCCGCAATCGGCACGGTGCTCTCTGGCGTGGTTCTCCCCGTTCTGGAGGCCCTTTCTCCCGTCCTATCCTTTGCGGCCGATGTGCTGGGAACGATAGCCGGGTGGGTGTCTGATTTGATAGGGTTCTTTGCAAACGGGGTCAGCAAGGTTGCCAGTTTCTTCAGCGGCATTTTCGGCGGCGCCAAGGAAAGCAGCGAGGCGGTGGACGGCCTGACCGGTTCGGTCAATGGTCTGGACGAGGCCACCAGCTCGGAAACGTCCCTGGCGGTGGACACCTCGGAATACTCCTCCAACATCTCCGAGGCCTCGAAAGCGGCGGAGCAGGCGGTTACGGACGCTACGAATGCCGCCCGTGAAATCAGCAACGAAAATTATGGCCTCATGGCTGATGACGCAGAAACCGCCTACGCAAGAATGACCCTGGACGCTGAAAGTGCCTGGGAGCGCATGACCACGGCGGCAGAGAACGGGGCGGCAAAGATCGTAGCCTCGTTTGGTAAAATTGCGTCGGCGGCCCAGTCGGTCAACTCGGCCAATATCAGCGTCAGCGGGGTAAGTATTCCCGGGAATGCCGAGGGTACGGACAACTGGCGAGGCGGTTGGACGAGGATGAACGAGGAGGGCGGGGAGCTGGCCTATCTGCCCTCTGGCACGGCCATCATCCCGGCAGATAAGACCGACGAGATTATCAACAACAGCACAAGCACGGAATCCTCTTACACCGATTCCAGCACCTTCTCCCCGCATATCAGTATTTCGCTGGGGGGCGGTGGTGAAGGGGTCGATATTGACGGCCTGGACAGCCATATCCTGGAGCTGCTGGAGAAGTGGTACCGGGAGAAGAAAGAGGATGAATACCACAACAGGGCTATGCAGGGCGCATATGCCAGGAGTTAGGAGGGGCGGCTATGGCATATACCATCACCGGCGAGAAATGCGGCACGGTGCGGCTGGATGCCGCTACTACCGGCGTAATTATCACCGAGAGCATCCAGCGGAGCAGTAAGGTCACGTCCAATCCCGTGGAACGGGGGAGCGACATCAACGACCATGCCATTACTGACCCTATCCGGCTCACCATTACCGGCGTGACTATCAAGGGGGATGGGCAGGCGTCCATCCTCCGCCGGATGTGGAAAGAGCGGGATATTGTGGAATATGTGGGCCGCAATCGTGTGTCCAGCTGTGTTATTACCAGCTACAAAAGCGACAGCGACGCCAAGCATAAAGACGGCTCCAGCTTTACCATCCAGCTCCAAGTCGTAAACATCACTTCTGCGGAGTATGTGGAGACAGGCGAGCAGATGATGAGCGCCCAGGACGCAGACGCTCCCACCACGGAGGCCGGCAGCCAGACCAGGGCCACCAGCGCCGCCGGACTGAAAACGACATCGACGGAAAAAATCTCCTCCAGCGCCTATGCCGCCTATGTCAACAGCTACCAGAACAAGGCCGCCAGCAGTTCCGGGCCATCTGGTAGAAGTACACCCTCTTACAGTGCGGCGTAAGGGGGTGTGCGCATGAATGGTTTGCAGCTGCTTGACCTGGGATATGAGGTTGAGTATATCGAAATCGACACCAGCAAAGTGCCGTACAATTTCGCTGTAAAGCTGGGGGATCGGACGTTTACTTTCTGCATTCGCTGGAATGATGTGGGCGGTTTTTTCACGGCTGACCTGTCCATTACCAGCACGGGGGAAGTCCTGGCCTATGGCGATATTATTCGCTATGGGCGGCCCCTGTTCAACGTGGTGGAGGATGAACGTTTTCCCGCTCCCGTCATTATCCCTCTGTGCCTGACCGGGGACGCAATATCTGAAATCACATTTCAAAACTTCGGCAAACAGGTCAAATTGTATGTCTACAAGAGGGTGACAGCATGAGGTTTTGGAAAAGGGCGGCCACGCTCCAGATCGGGAGCAATCGCTATGATATGGCGAACCTGTTCTTTACGTTTGAAGTGCCCTTTGAGGACAGCGAGGAATTAGGCTCCGCCACCATCAAGGCATATAACCTTTCCCCAGCTACCCGCTCCGGCATTAAAAAGGGACAGGTGGTGATTCTGAATGCCGGCTATGAGGGGGACGTGGGGACAATTTTCGTTGGCAAGGTTTCCCGGGTGTCCAGCAAGAAGGAGGGGACCGAATGGATCACCACCATCACGGCCTCGGAGGCCTTGGAGGAATGGCTTTCCTCGGAGGTGAATAAGACCTATGCCGCCGGGAGCAAGGCCAGCACCATTGTAAATGACCTGCTGAACATCTTCGGCCTGGAAATCGGCACAATGGAGTTGGCCGTTGACAAGGAGTATCCGCGGGGGAAGGTGTGCAAGGGCAAGGTCAAAAACCTTGTCACCGAAATTGTGACCCTGGACTGCAAAAGCCGGTTCCTGATTCGTAATGGGGTTATCACCATCAATGACCCATCCAAGGGCGTCAATATGGGCTATAACCTCTCCCCCTCCACCGGCCTGCTCCGGGCCACAGAGGAAACGGAGGACACGCCAGTAACCACCAATCAGACCACTATTGATGATGGTGGGGAGGCCCAGGAAACGACCTACAAGCGGTCCTGCCTGCTGAACTATCACATAGGGCCAGCTGATATTGTGCAGATCACTAGCAACTCCCTCAACGGGAAATTCCTCATTCTCTCCGGGACGCACAGGGGCAGCCCGACCGCCGATTGGAAGACCGACATTGAGGTGAAACCGGCATGAACCGAACGCAGTATAACTATGAAAATCAGGATAAGAAGGCCACCATGGAGAGTGTGCGTGTCGGCGGCTTTTGCCGGGTGGAGAAGTTTGACCCGGCTAAGATGACCGTGGATGTGCAGCCTCTCTCAAAAGCCCTGGATGGAGGCATATACCGCACTCCGCCCCAGGTGCTGGGCGTACCCGTGGCGCTGATCCGGGGCGGCGGCTTTGTTCACCGCCCCTGGTATGTTGCGGGGGATGTGGGGGTGCTGGTCTATATGGATCACGACATTGACCGCATTATGGACTCCGGGCAGGAGTGCCAGCCGAACACCGAGCGGAACCACAGCGACGAGGACGCTGTATTTGTGGGTGCATTTGTCCCAGCGAATAACACCCTGAAGGGGCTCCCGGAGGAGGCCATTGTCATGGCAACAGACGGCGGCGACATTCAGGTGGCTATAACGAAAGACAAAGCAACTATCAAAAACAAAGGAACGACAGCGGTTTTCACCGACAGCGCAATAAAGATGAACACGCAGGACGTGACAATCACTGCGAGCGGTACGGTGACAATCCAGGGTTCGACCGTCAATATCAACTAGGAGGGGAGCACCATGCCAGCAGCTACCAGACAAAGCGACTGTTGCACCGGGCATGACGCTTGTCCGCCTGTCCCCCTGGTGGAGTGCAGCCCCAACGTGATTATCAACGGCCTGGGGGCCGGGCGTGTTGGCGACCACTATGCCGCTCATGGGTGTGTTGCCCATCCCGGCCACCAGGACGTAATTGCCGCCGGGAGTGGCACCGTCTTCATCAATGGAAAGCCGGCCGCCCGTGTGGGGGATGCCGTTACGCTGGCGGGAGCAGTCCAGGACGGGAGCGGCAATGTCTTTATCGGCGGCTGACAGAAAAGAGGCGCATTTATGGCAAATATTATGACACTAGCCCTTGACCCGGAAACCCGCGACCTCATGTTTGACACAGACGGTATATTGCAGTGCGTATATGACGGCGAGGCCATAGCGCAGAACATCCGCAACAACCTCCATACCTGGAAGGGCGAATTCCCCTTGAATACAGCCCACGGGACCGCCTGGGCGCGTGTGGTGGGCCGCCCGAAAAGTGAGGCGGAGGATGAGGCGGACGATGTTGTACGGGCCTCTATTTTCCAGGAGCCGTATGTCCGGGAGATAGAAAGCCTCGCCATTACGGCAGATGGCCGCGGTATCGGGGCGGACTTCTCCGGGATCCTTTACGATGGCTCTACAATTCGAGTGGGGGTGAATACCGATGGATGAAAACGGCTGGGGCTTGACCGCATTAGGCTTTCGGCGGCCTACTTACACACAGCTGCTTGACGCTCTGGAATACAAGGCCCGGGAGCTGTTCGGTGCGACCGCCAATCTGACGGTGCGTAGCCCGATAGGTATGTTTCTCCGCATTTATGCCTGGATTTTGAATATCCTGTTCTCTCTGATCGAGGACGTTTACAACAGCCGGTTTGTTGACACGGCGGTTGGAACCAGTCTTTTCAACCTGGGCCGGGCCATTGGCCTGCAACTGCTCTCCGCACAAAAGGCCTCGGGCTACCTGGTTATTACTGGCCCGGCGGGTACAATCATCCCGGAGGGCTGGCTGGCGGGGACGAACGGCGGTATTCAGTTTTACACTGTGACGGAAGCAGAGATCGGAGCGAACGACACAGCCCTTGTCCCGGCCCGATGTACCATGACAGGGGCCGAGGGTAACGTGGCCGCCGAAACAGTCACGGTCATTACCAATCCGGGGGCGGTTGCGGGGCTGGTATCCGTTACCAACCCGGCCCCCTTTACCGGGGGCCGGGAGCGGGAGACCGACGAGGAATTTAGAGATCGCTACTATGCCTCCGTGGACTTCGCTGGCGGCGTCAATGCTGACGCTATCCGGGCGGCCCTCCTCCAGAACGTGGAGGGTATCATGGACGCAAAGGTATTTGAGAATGATACCGACTTTGAGGACGAGTACGGGCTCCCCCCGCATAGTATCGAGGCTGTTGTTTATGGCGGCCTGTCCGGGGATATTGCCCAGCAGATTTATTCCATTCTGGCCGGCGGCATTCAGACCTATGGGGAGATTTCCGTCCAAGTCCTTACGGCCAGCCAAGCCGTGAAGGTCATCCGATTTAACCGCCCCCGGCCTGTGCCGGTTTATGTGAAGATTTTCAATCTGAAAACCGGCAGCAGTTTCCCCCACAACGGCAAGGAGTTGGTGCGGCAGGCCGTTGTGAATTTCATAGGGGACGATGAGAGCGGCGGCGTGGGCATTGGTGAGACGCTGTATCACCAGCGCCTGACGGCTCCCCTGTACGCAATCAGCGGCCTCCTGGATTTCGACGTTGCCCTGGGCCTGACCCCGGAGGAGCTGGCAACGGAGAACATTGAGGTTGACAGCCGGAGCAAGGTTGTCACCGACAACGAGAAGGTGAGCGTCCTATGAGTTATGGCTACCTGGAAAAGATGCTGACCCTTTTGACCGGGGCCTATAACCGGCGAGACATTAAGAATGCAGAGAACGGGCGACCGATGGAGACGAACATCGGCCGCCTGTTTGCGCTTATCGCATGGGGCTTTGAAATGGCCCATACGACCGCCGAGACGGTCAGGCTATGGGATGACCTGGACAATGCAGAGGGGGCCGTCCTGGACCGCTATGGGGCGAATTTTGGCGTTGTCCGCGGGGCGGCCAGTGATCCCCTTTACCGTATCCTTATCCGGGTGAAGATGCTGGCGCAGGTGTCCGGCGGTGATGATGATACCATCATCCAGGCCGCCGCTGAACTGCTGGGCGTCGATCTGACAGACATTGACCTTGAAGACGTGTTCCCGGCAAAAAAGGCCCTGTTTGTAGACCTGTCCCTGCTCTCTGAGGAGCGGGTGGAGATCATAGAGCAGATTGCCCGGGCAATCAAGCGCATCCTGGCCGCCGGCGTTGGCCTGCGGCTGTATTTGCGCACGCACAGGGCATACAGGAGCGATTTGACAATCAGCCTGGGCGGCTCCGTGGGGGCAAACTTCCTTTTGCCTCCGCACAGTGAAGATAAAACGTACCACCAGCCCGTTTTCGTGGAGCGTGGCGGCTTTTTAGCACCGACTAGGGCCGGGATACCGGCAGAGGTGCAAAGGGTCGTCAGGGGCCGCCAAAACGGCGCAGGGGGCATGTTCTATCATACGCGCATTACATCCAAAAGAATTGAGTGAAGGAGGCAAGGCAAATGCCGAGATTTGAAGACGGCAGTTATGGCAGCGCCAAAGGTATTGCCCTGATTGCCAAAGTGCTGGCGGGGAAGTGCTCTATGCACTATACCCGTGTGGCCGTGGGCAACGGGACTATCCCGGAGGACATGACCCCGAAGACCATGGGCGAACCTGCGGGGTATATCATGGACGGGATGATCGCCTCGGTGACAAATCCCATTGACGGCGAGTGCCAGGTAACTGTCCAGGTGAACAGCGCCCAGGTGGAACGGGGCTTTTACGCCACGGGGCTTGTCCTGTATGCCAGCGACCCCGACGAGGGGGAAGTCCCCTATACTTACCTCGTTCTGGAGAACGAACCGGAGTGGATCAGGCCCTCCAGCTCCATCGTGGGCAAGCTGGCGACCTTTGACATCATTGCGGCTGTGGGTGACGTAGATGCCGTGACGGCCACCATTGACCCGAATTCCATTGTGACCGCCGCCGCTGTCCAGCAGATGATTAAAGACCACAACGAGGACGAGGGGGCGCACGGGGCACTGATGGAGCAGATGAAGGATGCTCTGAATGTGAATGGCCTCCTCAAAGGGAATGGGAAGGGTACGGTGTCCGCAGCCAAGGCGGGAACCGATTACCAGCAGGCCACCAAAAGCCTGAAAAGCAGCGTGGAAATGGCCTTGGATGATACCATCCCCTTCTACTCGGCGGCGGGGAAAGAAAACCGCCGTGTGAGCCTCCAGGTGATGAAGGACGCGCTGGGCGTGCAAAGCCCCACCATCAATGTTGTTACCTGCGCCGGAGCCGCCGTGACCTGCGTAAAAGGCAGTACCACGCTGAACAGTGAGGGGCCGGGGGTTATCTCCCTGCCTGGGATCGGCACCTGGACGGTGACGGCCACGCTGGACGGCAAGAGCGTGTCTAAACAGGTGGAGGTTACCGGGGCTATGCAGTACACGGCGGACCTGATGATTACCTCCAGCGTGGCAATCACCTCTATGCCCACCAAGACCACCTACCGGGTAGGGGAGGCGTTTGACGGCACGGGCCTTGTGGTGACGGCCACCTATGCGGATGACACCACAGAGAATGTGACCGGCTACTGTACGTTCTCCCCCTCCGTCATGGCCGCCGGGACAACGCAGGTGACAATCACCTACGAGCGGGCGGGCATTACCCTGACAAAGACCGTGGCCGTGACGGTCCGGCAGCTCTCCGGTATTGCCGTGACTACGGCCCCGGTGAAGACCGCATACACCCACGGGGAGAAATTCAATTCCTCGGGCATGGTGATTACCGCCACCTATGATGACGGCAGTGCGGCGGTTGTGACAGGCTGGACATATAGCCCGACCGGCAATCTTGCGGCCTCCAACACGGCAATCACGATTTCCTATACCGAGGGGAATGTGACAAAGACCTGTACCCAGCCTATCACGGTTCAGAAGGTTCTTTCCAGTATCGCCGTCGCCACGCCCCCCTCGAAAACCAGCTATTACTCCGGGGACAAATTCAGCAGCGCCGGTATGGTTATCAAGGCCACCTATACGGACGGCACATCGGCCAATGTAACCGGGTGGACGTATAGCCCCACGGGCAATCTGACGGCCTCCAACAACTCCGTGACTATCAGCTATACCGAGGGTGGGGTTACGAAGACCTGCGCCCTCTCTATCACGGTTACGGCCATCAGCAACACCATGAACAGCAACAGCTGGGCCACAATCAAGTCCGTGTCGAACGCTGGCAAGGGGGCCAACTATTGGGCCGTAGGCGATACCAAGAACATCAAGATCAATGGCAAGGTGGGGAACTTCACGTTTTCCAACCTATCTATTGACGTATTCATCCTGGGCTTTAACCACAATGCCAACCGGGAAGGGAGCAACCCGTTTCCCTTAGTTAAAGATATTGTTGGGTATCTCAAGATGTGTCATTCGATTTTGCCGATAAAGCGGTAGAAGATTTCCACTTCCTGTTCCCGGCTTCCGTCCTCACTTTTGACCGCTTCATGGACAAGGATTTTTTCAATCAGCGTATTCAGAAGTTCAGCCGTCAATTCTGTGGGATTGACATACTGTTTCATCAGACCTATCCACTTTTCAGCGTCAACCGCTGTCTGGGCGGCGGTCTCCATCGCTTCGTGAAGCCGTTCAATTTTTACGTCCAATTCTCGCTGTTCGCCCTGATACTTTTCGGACAGCATATTGAAATTGTATTCTGTAATGCGTCCGGCAGACCAGTCCTCATACATTTTTGCAAACAGGGTGTCTACTTCTGCTTTGCGCTTTTCCGCCTTTTTCAGTTCGGCTGTCTGCCGCTTCCTTGCAGTATTGCGTTCCTTGTCGCTGGCGTTAAGTAGCCGTTTCAGAAGTTTGTCCCCATCCTGCTGTGCCAGCACAGACCAGTATTGCAGACGGGAAAGGACATAGGCGTAAAGCACATCATAGCGGATATAGTGCATGGAACACTGGTGCAATCCTTGCCCGTACTTGCTACAATGGTAGTGGGCATAGGGATTTTTGTTCTGGCTGTTCATACCATAGGCCAGCGACCAGCCGCAGTCCGCACATTTTACCAGCCCGGAAAATATCTGTGTTGTGCCGTTCTTCTGCCGTCTGCGCCTGTTGCAAATCTGCTCCTGTACTTGACGGAACACATCTTCGGAAATAATCGCTTCGTGGGTGTTCTCCACACGATACCATTCCTCTTTTGGCTTGCGTACTTTCTTCTTGTTTTTGAATGAAATGTTGGTCTGCTTATTGTGGACGCTGTGTCCGATATAGGTTTCCTCTTTCAGAATACTTTTCACCTGCGCTATCGTCCACGCATAGGCTTTTTCCTCCGGCGCTCCGGCATAGATATTTGCGAAAGTGCCGTATCTCTGGAAATTCAGCCAGCCGGGAGTAGGTACTTTTTCTTCGACCAAAATCCGTGTAATGCTGGCGGCTCCCCGGCCATGAACGGCAAGGTCAAAAATCTTTTCGATAATCCACCTTGTTTCCGGGTCAATCAGAAGATGGCCTTTCTTATCTGGGTCTTTGACATAGCCAAGCGGAGCATAGGCTCCATAGTGTGCGCCATTTGCGAACCGTGTCCGCATGGCCGCCTTTACCTTTTTGCTGGTCTGGCGGGCGTGCATTTCATTCAGAATGTTGAGGAATGGGGCAAGCTCATTCTCTCCGTTGATGGTGTCCACATTGTCATTGACAGCGATATAGCGGACGCCTTTGCTGGGAAAGTAGATTTCCGTGTACTGGCCGGTCAGAATGTAGTTTCTGCCTAAGCGGGATAAATCCTTCGTAACAACGCAGTTGATTTTCCCGTCCTCAATGTCATCAATCATTCTCTGAAAATCCGGCCTGTCAAAGTTCGTTCCAGACCATCCATCGTCGATATATTCATCTATGACATTCAGGCCATGCTCGGCGGCATATTGCCGGAGCATCATGCGTTGAGAAACGATTTGTCAAGGATATTTTCACCTAAAAAGCATTATGTTTTTCAAAGCAAATAATATGGCCTATTTTTCAATAAGGCTATAAATGATCAAATTCACAATATGAACAAAACCCAACCGATTTTGTTTTCCTATCAGAGACAAAGGCCTTAAATATCGGGCCTCATGTCTCCAATACACAGACATATTTGTGCAGTTTTCAGATTTGCTCATTTATAGCAATAAGTTCAGATAATGCCGTCTGCTGCGCATGATATGGCACATAACCGTCTCTATTCTGGCTGCGCACAAAAATATATAGGAACTGATTTTTGGCTCCAATCCAGTCCTGACTATGCAAAGCCCGGAGATGTGCCCCAATCTCCTCCAGGATTTCTTGCCCAGCAGGCAGCTCCTCTGTGGAAACACCGTGTAGCCAATCGATCACATGGTATCCAGAATCCCCGAATGCAATGTCATATCTGGACAAGTCCATTGGCCGGAACCGTCCATTTTCAATATAGCCCAAAAGTATAGGCAAGTCTTACTTCTTTGTCCGCGCCCGCGACAGCTCGTCCATCAGCCCCGATAGGCTTATCTGTTTATTCATGTCCTTATTTTACCTCTTTTGTCCCCCATGCACCTGCTTTGTGCGGTATTGCCTTAAAAGGTTGGAGCAAAATTAGATGGTGTAATCGGCAATCTCAAATCCTGCCGCACCTTTCCCTATATATGACATACGGATATATTTGCTCTCCCACAGAGCATCTCCCTGTCCATGTCCGCTGATCCGACAGTCAAAGCAGAGGTCTTCTGCAATTTCGAGGATTACATTCTTCAGTTCCAGTCGGTCAAGATACTTTTGAGGAATAGCGTCAAAGCCAAGGAAAGCGCCGAGGATGTTTCCGGCAACTGCTCCGGTGGAGTCACTGTCACCATCGTGATTGACTGCGGCGACGATGCCCTTCTGAAAATCATCGGAATATTTGAGTACGCAGTACACGCCGATTGCAAGCGTTTCCTCCGCCACCCAGCCCTCTCCAAGTTGCCGGATCGCGTCAAGGTCGTTTCTATCTTCCTTGGAAAGGGCGACAGCTTTTCGGATTAACGCCAGCAAATCATCCATGTGTTTTGCTTCGGGAAAGATAACCGGCATCATACCCATGGCATCCTTGACTGCGTCCAGAATGGTGGTGCCAGACTCCGTGATCCGCCAAATAATATGGGCGAGCATAGCAGCCGGAATATATCCCAACTCGTGCCCATGAGTCAGTGCCGCAGTCTTTGCGCCGATGATATCAATTTCTTCCGGCGTAAGTCCTTTGCCCGTGAAATACAATCCGATTGGCGCAACGCGCATAATCCCACCGCATCCCTTGCTGTGGTTCGGTGGGTTTCCTATGGAGCCGTTCCCTCCCTGTTGCAACGCGGACAAACAGGTATTTCCCGGTGCCCTGAGGCTGAACATTTCCGGCAGGTTCACCAACCACGAGTAGTGAAATTCTTCCGGCAGCGGGTACCGTTCAGTTTGGGTCCGATACCAGTCCCGGTAGCTGTAGGCGATGTAACCTTCATAGTTGCCCATGATACCGCGCGCCATTCCTCTTGTTGTCCCGACGAGGAGCCCCGTAGCGGTGAACAGCGTCATCTGGGTATCATCGGATATTTCCGCCACGCCGTGACGGAGCTCATATTCGGTGATGCCCTTTTTCCCGTACTTTTGGAAGATGGTAGATGCAGGCATAAATTCCACTGCGTAACCCAGCGCATCCCCCACAGCCCCGCCAATGAGGCAACCCTTGAATTTACTCAAATCACGCACCAGAGTTCTCCTCCCTAATCTGCCTGTTAGTTATCCTTATGAATCAGTTGACTGTATAGTCATCGCAGTAAGCTGCATAAGTGGCTTGAGGCGCTGTATAACAGCGCCTCGTTGAAAAAAATCCTTTGGATTCTTTTCAACTGTGCTGACTATAAACACTCGCTTGAATTCCTGTTCATAAACTCTCATTTTTACTGCGAATTCGCCATAGCTGGTGACATCTGTTGGAATTTTTAAACCATGCTTGGTGATGCTAGGGTCATTTATCACATGGCGGCTTCACCTTGTAAAGCAAATCTTTCATACTCATATCTTGATGTCTCCTTCTCCTGTAATGTAGCCCAGAATTTGAGTTTCCGTTACTTCCCAATCCTCTTTCCACTAGGAATCATATGGTCTATCTTTTTTCAACAAGCTCAGATAATGCTGTCTGCTGCACATGATACGGCACATAACCGTCTCTATTCTGGCTTTTTACAAAGATGTGCAGGAACTGATTTTTGGCCGCAGT